GGATAGGATCCTTCCGAAAGCCAACGGCGTGGAGCATGCTTGCTACCCGAACAGAGTACACTTCATACTCTTATCGGTACCGTACTTCCACTCGGTATGACCGAGAGGGGTACGGGGGCAACGCTTCACACGGCGTAGGTAAGCCGTCATACTTCACCGCTTACGCTGATAGGGTGGTCGTCAATGTTGACGCCAACCTAGTAGCACGAGCACGTACAGAAGCCTTGATCAAGATCAAGGATATGAACGTAAACGTGGGGGTGGCCCTCGCAGAGTCTAAGCAGACTCTGGGCTTCATCGTCTCAATAGTCTCACGACTAGTAAAGGCGATTCGCTACGCACGTCGGGGAGATTGGGTCCGCGCTGGCCACGCGCTTGGTTACAAGCACTGGCGTAACGGACGGTCACAAGCCAACTCGTGGTTGGAATACCAATATGGGTTTCTCCCACTTGTTTCCGATCTCTACGGCCTTCAGCAGCAGCTAAAAGATGGATTCCGTAACAAGGACCAGCTGTTTAAGGTCAGCCGCCAAGTCACGTCCGCTCTTAACCCTCGGGATTTTATATCTCCGGTGGCTGGGAGTTTGACCCTAAAAGAAGTAACGGGTCAGGCTGCGCAAGTGGTCAAGGTCGTGTACTACCAGAAAGTCAGCAACGAGAGCCTTGCAGGCCTCGAACAACTGGGTTTAACAAACCCAGCGCTGATAGCTTGGGAATTGGTTCCTTTCTCGTTTGTGATTGATTGGTTAATCCCAATCGGCACATTCTTGGAGGCACTGACGGCTACTCTTGGAATGTCGTTCACCGGGGGGTATGAGGACCGTATCGTTCATGCGAACGTGCGGTGGAGTCATAACATCGGAACCCTGATTTCTGGTACTCCATACCAGGGTCACTTCCGACAAATGGCTTTCCAACGCCTTGTACACCTCACTTGGGCCTCGCCAGTACCCTACTGGAAGAACCCTTTCACAGCAACCCATGTCATTAGCGCAATCGCGCTTGTGGCACAACTACGTAAGTAACAGGAGCTACTATGCCCCAACTTCAAAATCTGGTCCTCACGGACCGGGCGACCACGCCCGTCAACCATACCTTCACGCCGCGTGATATCGTCGATGGTGTTGCAACCGTCGTCGAGACCACCGGTGTTCCGGTCGGCGAAAAGCGTGTTTCGATCTCCTTGCGCCGTACGGCTGGCAAGGTGAAAGGCCGCCTCGTTCTCACCTTTCCGGTGGTTCAGAACGAGACTGTGAACGGCATTGTCCGTCCCACTGTTGTGCGTACTGCGATCGCCGACGTGAACGTCACATTTGACGCCACGTCCACCGAGCAGGAGCGAAAAGACCTCATCGGTCAGCTCGAGTCTGCTCTCGGGTCTTCCAAGACCCTGGTGAATGACACGTTCGTCAGTCTGCAGAACGTCTACTAACCTGTAGACGTTCCTCTTACACATCCATAAGGAGTGTTACATGGCACACAACAGTGGCCGTTTAGCTCGAGACATCACCTCCAATGTTGTTAAGCTGATCGAGGGCAACCTAACCGGTAACCCCCGAGATCGGTATTTGGCGGAGCACTTCATGAAGAAGTTTGCTTCACCGGACCCACTCGAAGCCGAAATCCGTAAGGACAAGGCTATCGCTAAGTGGTTAGCAACAGAGGAGCGTAATGCTGGAACCAACCTTCGACTCTTCTGCATAGATGAAGAGAAGGCCATTGCGGGCTTGCCCGTGATGAAGGTTTTGGCTTTCGCCGCATCGATCATCCGCAGGTTGATTGGCAGTACAGTACCTCTGGAGTCCCTTAACGGGTCCTTCAGTGGCGGCGCATCGACATCGATGCGTCGTCAACCGGGTGCTGTCGCGCGGAAGTTTTCCGAGCGTCCTGACGTTACCCAAGAAGCATGGGACTATATCTGGCCCGCGATTTATCGCGAGCACGATATATGGCACGCGTACAATCCGAGGGTTCTCAAACCCCGGTTTGTGCGTGGCAACGTCATGTTTACTGTTCCGAAGAACAATGATATCGACCGCGTGGCTTGTAAAGAGCCTGATCTCAACATGTGGTTGCAAAAGGGTGCTGGCGATTTTATACGCAAGCGCCTTCTGCATGTTGGCATCAACTTGAACGATCAAACGAGAAACCAGAGACTGGCCCGTGAGGGCAGCATCAATGGCCATCTCGCTACTGTAGATCTTTCAAGCGCGTCCGATAGCATTTCTACACAGTTAGTTTGCTTACTTTTGCCGACTGACTGGTTCGTGTTCCTGGATCGGATACGTTGTCGTGAGACAAGGTTACCCGATGGGACTTGGCACCAGAATGAAATGTTCTCCTCTATGGGGAATGGTTTCACTTTTGAGCTCGAGTCTCTGATTTTCTACGCTTTGGTGAAAGCCATAGCACGATGCTCACGGAATCACGACACTATTGCCGTATACGGTGACGACATCATCATGGCGTCATCGCTGTTCGGACGTGTAAGCCACATCTTTAACTTCGTCGGGTTCAAGGTGAATGATGATAAGTCATTCGCTCACGGACCCTTCAGAGAGAGTTGCGGCAAGCACTACATTAGTGGTAGAGACGTCACTCCTTTCTACATCAGGCGGCCAATCAACACCGTTCCTGAACTAATCCATATCCTGAATAACATTAGGAAGTGGGCTAGCGAAGGTTCGCGTTGGGCAGCCGCTGGTTGGTGGGATGTCTGGCAAGAAATTGCCGACTATGTCCCGAACGGTAAGTTGTTCGGGGGGTATGACCTTGAGTCCATCGAGACTGTTGCAAGTCTCTATGGTGATGGGTGGCGCTATATGCGCAAGTTCAACCATAGACGCCCAAAGGCGTTGGAGGTCGGCTTATACCTAGAGTGGCAAGCGAACGCAAGATTTCGGCAACAACCGAACGAGAGCGAAAGCACTGTTCAGTTCGAAACCGGTTCGTACGTAGTTGTAAAACCGCGTCGTAACTTTGCGTTTAACTTCGGACTTGAGCCTCCCGCGTTCCCGCAGGAGGTTTAGGCGCTCCGGGGGCCATCAGGCCCCGGACCGGATCCGCACCGG